TTCACAGACATCGATACAATGGGTGCGATCGCTTGTCAGGGTGGCGCTTGCGAAATCAGCTTCTAAGGAGTTAACATGGAAGAAGAATACTGGGGATTATGTGACGTGTGTGATACAGAAACACAAGTCATGGTAGTGAACTCGGAGGACGTTCCAGCGTTCTGTCCGATGTGTGGATCAGATATGGAATTCGAAAATCTATCAGAAGAATAATTAAACTAAATACCCCATGAAAGTGGGGTATTTTTTTTATGTGGTATATTACTCATAACACCAAATGGGGACTTGACTCGTTAGTCGTTCCCTTTGACACAACCAAACACAACCTTGAAGACTACTATGGTTTTGTATACATCATTGTGGAGAAGTCTACAAATAAGAAATATATTGGAAAGAAGTTCTTCTGGAGCAGTAAGATTCTTCCTGTAACTAAAACCCGTAAACGCCGAAAGAAGATCCTAGTCGAATCTGATTGGATGAGTTATTACGGATCGAGTAAAGAAGTTCAGCAACTAGTTGAAGATAACGGTCAAGATAATTACAAGAGAGTTATCTTGAAGCTGTGTAAAACAAAAGGCGAGTGCTCGTATTACGAAGCCAAATACCAATTTGAAAATGATGTTTTACTAAGAGATGATTTTTATAATGAATTTATTGGTTGCAAAATTCATTCTAAACATTTAGGAAAAACAAAAAATGGACATATTGGTATCGATGATTCTATCAATGCACCTTAATTTTAATAACAACTATAATGAAGTCCATCCACATATCCGACTAATACAAGACAATTTTATTGCAGGGACATACTTCAACTCTGAATCAAACGTCTCAGTATATGGCGGTATAAATCTAAACAAAGGTGGGTTGTTTGTAGACTTTGGAGCTGTTACAGGCTATGCTGAATCAAAAGTTCTCCCATTCTTACGAGCGGGCGTTGAGGTAAATGATAGCTTCAACATCTTTGTTGCTCCGGGGTATGAAGTAGGGTCTGATAAAGTAGGTGTAGTTACAGGAATTGAGTTTAAATTTTAACAAGGATATGTGATGATTAGGTGGAAACGATTAGAAAACTTTCCTAAAGATGTACTAGATGGTATCTCAAAACACTACTTTGATTATCACAAGCAAGATGTTGCGACCATTGAGAACCAGGTTCCAAATATTCAACCGCATTTGCGTATTGTTACAGTTGACTATCCAGTAAACCTACCGGGCTTTCACAATTGTGTGTCCTTCTTTATTAGTGATCCAAAAATGGGAATGGCAACCGTACATACTGATAAGTCTAGAAGTTATTCCCTAAACTTCCCCATTCAAGTTGATCATTCTAACAGTAATTACATTGCTGGGATCCATACAGAGCTCGATCAATACAAAGGAAAACGGACATTTACCATTAACGGTAAAACTGGTACTACATATGAATATCATCCGGAAGACTTTGAAGATGTTGCTCTAACTCATGCGACACTAATAAACACAGATCTTCCACACTCATGGACCAACTATAGCTCAGATTATCGGGTTGTCGGTAGCTTGTTTATGGAGTATAGTGATATCAACGAAGTATCGAAACACGTAGAACAGTGGACTTAGAAAGGTCAACATGATCCTGATTGATTATAATGCTATTGCAATTAGCAATATTGTGACACAGAAGCTAGCACTTGATGAGAACCTGATTCGTCATATGATTCTCAACTCTATCCGCATGTATCGTAAGAAGTATGTGCGCGAGTTTGGCGAGGTAGTCATTGCAAGCGATGGCCGTAAGAACTGGCGCTTTGAGGCTTTTCCGCAATACAAGTTCAAGCGCAAAGATGCCCGCAAAGAGTCGACGATTGACTGGAAAGAAGTGTTCCGCATCACCAACAAGGTGTTTGAAGAGCTGAAAGAAAACTTCCCATACAAAGTCGTTGTTCACGATAACTGTGAAGCTGATGATGTGATCGCTCAGCTTGTGCTTAACACTCAGATTGACTTTGGCCATCAAGAGCCTGTTATGATCATCTCGTCAGATAAAGACTTTGGTCAGTTGCAGAAGTTTGCCAATGTTCGTCAGTATTCGCCGATGTTGAAGAAAGAGATCAAGGTTGAGAATCCTCGTATGCAACTGCTTGAGCTAGTGCTCAGGGGCGATCAGGCTGACGGTATTCCTAACGTTTTGTCGTGCGATGACACATTCGTCGCAGGCATTCGTCAGACTCCTCTTCGCCAATCAAAGATTGATGAGATCGTGAAAGATCTTGATGATGGTGAGTTGCTCTATGCAGCATCTTGGTATCGTAACTATTTGCGTAATAAAAAGCTAATCGATCTTACTGAAACTCCGGATCACCTGAAAAGAGAAATTATAAATACCTTTGAACAGCAGGGTGACCGTTCTGAAAATAAGAAGAAGGTTATGAATTACTTGATTGCTAATCGGTGTAGTAATCTTCTTGAAACACTTGGGGATTTTATTTAATGAATGAGAACGTATCAAAATACGTACATGAAGTACTAGAGCTTGTTGATAAAGCTGCTAGTAAGAAAGACAAGATCGAGCTTCTCAAGAAGCATGATTCTGCAGTACTGAAAAATATTCTTGTTGGGACGTTTGACGATTCATTCGAGTGGGATCTGCCTCCTGGTACACCTCCTTACCAGCCATGCGATGCTCACAACGCACCCTCCAATCTCACAAAACAACTTAACAATCTCCCCTATTTCATTAAGGGTCAGAAAAAAGATCTGTTAAAGATTAAGCGAGAAATGATGTTCATCCGTTTGCTGGAGTCAATTCATCCCGAGGATGCCAAGATTGTTCTTGCTATGGTAGCTAGAAAGCTACCTGTTAAAGGTTTAACCAAAGCACTAGTAAAGGAGGCATTCCCTAATCTAATCCGCAAATAGTAACAAATTCTAAGGAGATTGCATGACTGCTCAGCTCGAAAGACTTATTCAAGATTCAAAACAACTTGAAGCATACATCGTAAAGGTTCGAAAGAAAGGTAAATCTGACCTTGCTTCGAAACTAAGCCTGAAACAACAATTTTTAAACCAAACTATAGCTGAGTTTAGACAACAAGTGCATTAAGGAGAAAAGCAGTCGGCTAGCCCCGGCTAGCCGACGACTCAAGGGAAACATTATGCCAACTTATACTATGAAGAATTTAGAGACAGGTGAGATTAGTGATATGATCCTGTCTCTCCGTGAGCGCGAAGAGATGCTCGCATCCGGACAATACCAACAAGAATTATCAACCCCTAACTTTGTTACAATGACAGGTGGCACTTTGTCTAAGACAAGTGGCGACTGGCGTGACTTGATGAAAAAGATTAATAAAGAAGCTGGTAAAGGCAACACTGTTAAATCATGAAAAAAGTTAAAACACCTACGCTGACCATTAGTCAGCATTCGTTGACGCCTATTAATCCAATCACAAAAAACCAAGAAATAGCATTTGAGGAATGGAAAGATGGAAACCATCTAGTGCTTGCGGGATCTGCAGGGACTGGTAAAACCTTTCTTGCAATGTACTTTGCGTTTGATGAGCTGTTTAAGGAAGACTCTTTTTACGATCGTGTTGTGATTATTCGTTCAGCAGTTGCTACTCGTGATCAAGGTCACCTGCCTGGCGATCGTAAAGAAAAAGAGGATGCATTCGCAGCTCCGTACAAACAAATCTGCAGTGAGCTGTTTGAAGATCCTTCTTCATATGGTAAGATGTTAAATGCAAAGCAGATCATGTTTGAGACGACATCGTACATTAGAGGTATCTCTTACAACAATAGCCTGATTATTGTTGATGAGATGCAGAACCTAAACTTCCACGAGCTTGACACAGTGATCACTCGTGTAGGTAAGAATAGCAGAATTATCTTCTCTGGTGACTATCGTCAAACAGACTTCCGCAAGGATGATGAGAAGACAGGTATCTTTAGCTTTATGAATATTATTGAGCACATGAACAACTTCTCTATTGTGACGTTTGGTTGGGAAGATATCGTTCGTTCTGGCCTAGTTCGTGATTATATTATGACAAAAGAGATGTTAGGAGTTGACAAATGATTGTAATATATGGAAAGTCTTCTTGTGGTTGGTGCGATAAAGCAATGTCTCTTGCTGAGCAATATGCGCTTGACTATGAGTACAGAAGTGTAGATAATGATCACTACAAGCAACAGTTGAAGGCAATGATGCCTGACGTAAAGACTGTGCCTCAAATCTGGTGGCACGGTAAATATATTGGCGGATATGAACAGTTCGCTACTGAGATCGAAAATACACGCAGCTTCGGACAAGAGTCTTACTAAGGAAAGGCAAACAGTAATACCATGGCTAAGTTTAGTCGCTTTGACCCTCGCAACAAGAAGCAGGGACGCAATAAACAGAAATCCCTCTACAAAGACATTCGTATGCATGATGTAGAGAAGGGCCGAAAGATATCAGGCTTAAAAGTGACCCACGTTTGGATTGATGAAATGGCTACCCTTAATGAGGAATTTGAAGATGAAGATGACGGTATTTGAGCTTTTGGAATTGCGCTTTGAGTGGGAAGAGATTGCCCGACACTTCCGTAATACGCCTCAACAAGGCACCCTAGATAATCTGCAAAGATTCGTTGATACTGGACATAAAACCAATCGCTTTCGTGATGGATACGCCCGTGCAGTTGAAATTGCTAACGTTATTATTGAACAGGCAAAGTTGAAAAATGAAGAGACTAATTTATCAAGTGTATGTGGGGAAGAAGTCGAAGCTGTATGATCACTGTATAGCTTCGGTATCAGAGTATTGTAAGCGACATGATATAACTCATATCGTTCAGAAGACTCCTATCCTCTTTATCAGACCCGATCCGTTTCTGAGTAATCGCTCGGCAGAGTGCCAATCACGGCCTCTGCCTCTTCCTATTTTTGAAAAGGAAAATGCGTTTACTTACTTGAAAAGTTTTGATCAGGTTGCTATCATCGACAGCGATATCTGGATCCGTCCAGATGCTCCAAACATCTTTGATGATTTTGGCACTGAGCATGACTTTGGTGGTGTTGTGGAACGTGATATGCCTATCACACCTCAGTATGCAGGCAAGATCCAAAACTACTCACGCATGCAGTATTCCAGTATCCGTAACGTAGATTGGAAATGGAATGATCACGGCGGCGAGTTCATGAACATGGGTGTTATGCTTATGAACAAGTCAATTGAGAAGTATCTCAATGGCGAGACTCCTAAGCAGTTCTTGTCTCGTCCTAGATTCAAACCGTTCATTGATGGTGTTGGTAACTGGAAGTGGTCTACTGATCAGACTCTTCTTAACACTTGGATCCGTGAAGAGAAGATGAAGATCAAGAATATGGATTGGAAGTGGAATGGCTTATTCACAGCTAATACCAAGATTCAAGAGTGTCACTTTGTACACTTCTTCTTGAAGGACAAGCTGCCTGAGCAAGGTGAGAATGTTGAAAAGCTGATGGAGGCTGTAGAATGAAACATCTAGCCCTCAGAGCTCGTAGCGTTCGTAACTCTAAGAATCCTTTTACAGCAACTGGACTTGGCGATCGTATTCACTCACTAACGCTTGCATGGGCTTATCATAAAGCCCACAACACTCCTGTTACAATCCATCTGACAAAAAGTAAGCAGGTTGGTGGGCAATATGATAACAAGATGCAGTCGTGGCAAGAGATTTTAGATCTGTTTCCGAATGACACCGTCAATATTGGCTATCATCCATATGAACCAAAAGACGAAAAAGATTGGATCAGACATCTAAAAGAATATAAGATTAATGCTGAAATCTTTTGGTATAAGGATCATCCTGGTCCTCACGAGTCTCCTGCTAAGCTCGACATCTCCCAGTATCTTAGTAAGATTCCCAAACTAACAGCTGAACCCGTCGATCTTAACTTACCCGAACGGTTTGTTACGTGCCAGTGGGACTCTACTGATAGTTCACGTACGCTAAGACCTCACCTTCGAGAAATGGTGATGGAAAACTATAAGCGTCAAGGTTATGAAGTTGTTGTAGTTGGTGGCGAGTCACCAGATAAGAACCTTAACTGGTCTTTGAAGCATATTGCGTATGCTATGTCTAAAGCTGACATGCACGTTGGTGTTGATTCTGCATTTATGCATATGGCGTTCTTGTATATGCCGTTTAGCAAGGTTCATCTTTACAATGAGCCAAACGGCTTCTATTCCCACCACTTTAGACGCGCTATAGATAATGGCATCAAGCTAAACAAATATTATACGCCAGTGCGCTTGCCAGATGGAACCATCCTATGAAAATTACTGTGCCGATTAGTGTAGGCGACTTTATTGATCGCTACAGCATTCTCCAAATCAAATATACAAATGGTCTTTGTGTTCACCAAGAAATGAGTGAATATGATAAAGCTAGAGAAGTTTTTCGTGAGACGTCTTTTACTCACTACCTAAGTATATTTCTAGCTATTAACGAGCGTCTGTGGAAACTTGAAGATGAGAAGAGAAGCAAAGAGTTGGTTGTAGGATCTGATGAATATGTAGAGATCGCAGAGCTGATTACTCACCTCAACGATCTTAGATTCCAAACAAAAAAGAGTGCAGATAAGCACTTTGGCAGCGAAATTCAGGAAAAGAAATCCCATGAACAATGAACAACAGCTAATCGGCCTCTTCAACAAGTACAACTGTGACAAGGCGTCGAAACATCTTTATCACACTGTGTATGTACCAGAGCTCGAGAAGTATAAGGATGCTGAGATTAACTTCCTAGAGGTTGGTGTGTTCAAAGGTGCAAGCCTTCGCGCATGGCTAGAGTTCTTTCCTAATGCAACCTTCTATGGGATTGACATCTTCACAAGAGTTAATCCAAAAGATATCGATGTGTTGAACCATCCAAGAGTCAAGTGGTTGAAAGCTGACTCCACTAAAATAGATACTATTGCACTGATTAGAGAACAATGGCCTGGTGTAAAGTTTGATGTTATTATCGACGATGGTCTTCACACTCCTCGAGCCAATGCTGATACGTTTGGCAACCTGATTAACTTCCTCAAGGAAGATGGTGTCTACTTTATTGAAGATGTCTGGCCTCTTGATGAAATGAATTCCAAAGATATGAGAGATCCGTGGGTCAAGAACCACACAAGCGAACTTAACGTCTTCGAGATGAATTACTTCTTGAACAAGGTTAAGGATTATAAGATGGAACGCTTTGATCTAAGAATGGTTAGCAAACATCCTGACAGCTACATCATAAAGATTGTAAAATGAAAGCTGTAGCAATTGTTGTCGCAGGCAATGAGACCTCCGAGCTTGGATATTCCAGGCTTGTTGAGTCATCTAAAGCTGTAGGCAACGAGTTTGATATTGTACGCTGGGATGCTATCACTCCAGCGAAAGTTGATTCGTTTATGAAAATCACAAACCTAACTTGGAATTATCCTTGGGATGGTGAAGTGTATGACTTTGCTACAGGGCTAAAGAAGTCAGCTTATCCAACAAAGAATCCAAAGGCCCGCATTGCGTGTGCATGCAGTCATTATGCATTATGGACGCTATCTAGTGTTACTAAGGAACCGTTACTGATCCTTGAGCACGATGCTTACTTCATCAACAAGATTGACTTTGATCCGAAAGATACCAAAGCTGATATTATTGGTATCAACAATCCGTTAGGAGCTACTCGTCGAGCTAAGCTCTACTACGATAAGATCATCGGGAACGAAATGCCATTCCAGCTTGTCCCATGGATTGATGAGATGACTGTTCCTCAAGGGCTTGCTGGAAACTCAGCCTATATAATTAAGCCAGAAGGCGCAAAGAACATGCTTAAACTTGTTGAGCACTACGGTCTTTGGCCCAACGATGCAATCATGTGTCGACAGCTTATATCGAAGCTGGGTGTTACCAGAAAATTCTATACAAACGTTCAAGGTTTAGCGAGCACAACATCATTATGAAATCATACGTTATTACTATGGTGGAGAACAAGAAGTCTATTGAGGCTGCAGATCGTTGTATCGATTCTGGCGTCAAGAACGGATTGTTTATCCAAAACTTTAGAGCTATCACCCCTCGAGATCCCATTGACAAGATACTAAAGGTTCAAGGTATCTCAAAGGATGGCTTCAAAGAGTCATATTCACGATTTGACAATTGTGTAGCAGCATTCCTATCACACTACTCATTGTGGATGCAATGTGCTGCTGGTCAGGATGAATTCCAGATCTTTGAACATGATGCTGTAATTATGAACCCAATCCCTGAGTTCATTAACTACCAGTATTGTGTAAACCTTGGTAAACCTTCGTACGGTAAGTACAACGATCCAATTCTTCTTGGAGTCAACCCTCTTACATCGAAGCGATACTTCCCTGGTGCACACGCTTATAGATTGAAGCCAGAAGGTGCTAAGAGGCTGATTGCTCAAGCTAAGATTGCTGCAAAGCCTACTGATGTATTCTTACATCTAGATACTTTCCCCTGGTTGGAAGAATATTACCCTTGGCCAGTTCAAGCTAATGATTCGTTCACAACTATTCAGAAACAAGCTGGCTGCTTAGCGAAACATAATTATAATGACAAATACCAAATCATCTAAACTATTCATTACTGGATGTGATAGTAAAACTGAATGGATGTTACCTTGGTTCGTAGAGAACTTTCGTAAACACAATCCAAATGCTGAGCTAATGATCTTTGACTTTGGTATGGAGTCGTCTCTATATCCAGAGCTTAGAAAGTCTCATCGCACACAAGATCATGGCTGGTTCAAAAAGCCAAGTGCTATGGTCAAAGCATCAGCATTAGCAGAAAAGATCTGCTGGCTTGATACCGACTGTGAAGTTAAAACTAACATTGAAGACATCTTTGATTACATTGAGCCTAACAAGCTGGCAATGGTTGAAGATGTTCCGTGGTCTAAGAGACGCAATGAGAAGTGGCACAACAGTGGCGTTGTAGCTTTCACAGGACGGCCAGCGATCCTAGATAAATGGGTCAGTGAAGTGGCTATCAATCCTGTAGCAGGAGACCAAGAGGTCCTGCACATGCTTGTGAGATCGGGTATGAATAGACTGATACATATCAAAGACCTCCCAAGACAATATAATACTCTAAGACTTGATCTACAGGACAAGTCACAACCTAACAACATTAAAATTATGCATTGGACTGGCCCTAAGGGCAAACAGTATATTAAGGAAGTGATGAATGGCTAAGACTGCCCACGTTATTGGCAATGGTGATAGTGCGTCGAGATATAAGCCCGCTCCAGGCTTAAAGATTACCTGCAACCTACCACCGTTTGCTGTCGAGAATGTTTACACAACATGCATGGTCGATTTCAAAATGATGAACGCTATTAAAGAAGGTAGTGTTACTGTTCCTGGTGAATGGGTGCTCGGAGCGCGGCCAAAGAAGTTCATGGAGCTTAATCCACAGTTCAACATGAGGTATGCTGCACAAGTCAAGGAATACTACACTGAATTGCCCGATTATGCCGGTAATTACACCAACTTCAACTGTGGTCATATGGCTGTTCACTATGCTGCAAAGAAGTTAAAGTGTGACGAGATTCACATGTACGGCTTTGACTCAATATTCGACTTCAACCTACGCAGTGCTAGTGATCTCTATCTAATCTCAGACCGTGAAGCAAACAATAGCTTGAGACTGTCTAACAACTGGCGGCCAATCTGGCAAGAGATGTTCAAAGAGTTTCCAAACACTAAGTTTGTTCTTCATCACAAGCACACCAACATTAAGATCCCAGTTGGTAAAAATGTGGAGATTGTTACCAATGTCTAGAGAAGTAATTAAGACTGACAAGTATTGGTTATACTATGCAGATGGTTCAAGATCCATGGATTTGGAATCAAGCCAGAGTGCATACACATTAGGCTTCTCTAACCACGAAATTATCGACGCTATGGCGGACCAGCTCAAGTCTGTTTCGAGAATCCTTCCTTTCTGGGAAGAGTCTCACCCCGCTATTGACAAGTGTGCTGATCATATCAAATTAACTGGGGATTGGGATCACATTTACTGGTCAACATCTGGAACATCAGCAGTTGAATGCGCTCTAATGATTGTTGAAGAGTATTGGAACGCTGTTGGCGATCACAACAAAACCAAGATTGTTTCATACACTCCAGGTTGGCACGGAACCACATATCTTACTAGAGCTCTAAACAACAAAGCCCAGAATGTTTGGAATAGTGACAGAGCTCTGAATATTGTGACTCCAACTTGGCTCGAAGAAAAGGATAGAGCTCAAGAAGAAGAACGAGCCTTACGAGAAACGGTTCAGATGTTTGAACGAGGTGATGTTGCTGCTGTGATATTCAACCCCGTTGCGTGGTTCTATGGTATCATGCCGTTCAGTCAAGACTTCTGGAAAATGTTGAGACAGATCTGTGACATGTATGATGTTCTAATGGTCGTAGATGATGTTACAGCATGCTGGGGCAAGGTTGGGACATGGCATAGCTATACCGGTATTGGTGGCGGGGTCAAGCCTGACATCTCAGCAATGGGTAAAGCTATGACGGGTGGCCATGCTCCATTCGGTGTTACTGTTACGTCAAACAGGATTATGCAAACGATCTGGAACACTGGCCGAGGGGTCAACTATGGCCACGCTTGGTGTCCTTCTATGGGAGCAATCGCCGCTGTAAACAAAGCTACGGAGATCATTGAACGCGATGATTTGTTAGCCAAGTCTAAAGTCATCGAACAAACCAACATTGAGATGTGCAAGCGGCTTGGTGATGAGATCAAGTCTTATCGTACGTGTGGCAGCTTCTGTGCTATTGACCTTCATAACGATATTGATCGCACGAAGTACATCCACAATGGCTTGAGCACAAAGTATCGCAAGAACGTTATCAAGATAACAACCCCGCTGATTGCTGATGACGAATACTTCTTCGAGCTTGAGAAGCGGCTGAGAGAAATTCTCTAAATAGCTGTTGACTAATCTAGTTTTGCCTGGATAATAACATAGCAGTTGTTAGCAGGGATGCATATACTATGATGTACGAAGTCTCAGGCGGAACCAAAGCTCAGCGCATGGTCATTGACGAAGCAATGTCTTATGTAATTGATTATGTAGATGATGTCGACGATGCCTATGTATACATTGAGCTTGGTAAGTATCAAAGTAATGGTGTGATCCAGATTGGATCTAAGACTTTTGAGATTGAAGTTGTCAAGACTGTTTCCATGGAAGAGATTGTATACACCATCTGCCACGAGATGAAGCATGTCGAGCAGATGATGCAAAAGCGTCTTGTTTATAAGGATGGTAAGTCTCTGTGGCTTGGTGAAGATCATACTGGTACAGAATACCACAACCGTCCCTGGGAAAAAGAAGCATATTATTTTGAAAGAATTGCAGAAGACATGTTGACTTCTCGTGCTGCATGACTTATATTAAGTACATGAACAAGGGAGAGATCAAGATGAACGGATTTGATGTTGGTTCGGCTCTGGAAGTTGCTGGTAAGTT